GCGCTGAATGACCTGTGGGGCGCGGATCCGGCGCAGACCGCGAGTTACTTGGACACGCTGGCGCGCACCAACCTGTTCGAGGCGATGAACGAGGCTCGCTATGCCGAGTTCACCGATCCCAGCTTGGATGGCTTCGTGCAGGCGCTGGAGTATTCGGCCGTAATGGACGATCGCACCACGGAAATCTGTACGGCGTTGAACGGGTCGATCTACGCCGACGACTCGCCCGAGTGGGATAACTACCGGCCACCGAATCATTACAACTGCCGCAGCATCCTGATTCCGATCACGACGGCTGACGGCTGGGACGGTCAGGAGTCGGCACCACCCAGCGTGCAGCCGCAGGCGGGGTTTGGGGCGGGCGCAGTGCAGTGACCGACATAGCGAAATGGATCCGGGATCCGAGTCAGCTGACGGCTGCGGAAGAGGCCGAACGAGCGCGAGTGACGCGCGAGGTGGATGCCGCTTCAACCGTGTTTGAAACCGAACTTACCGCGGCCGCCGCTGGGCCATTCACGCCGTATCCGCGCGTGCATCTGCGCGTCATGATGGATACGTTAGTGGAGTTTCCCTGATGGATTTCCATGAGGCCATTCGCGCGTTAACTGGGCTCGCGCCGTTCGCCCCTCCTCCTCAGTTCGACCCGCAGGAAATGGTGCAGCCGGAATTCCTGCCCGGCTCGCAGGAGCAGATGATCGAGGACGATATCGTGGCGCGTGGTTGGGATTGGCATCTTGCGCGGATCGAGACCGAGACAGGTTTGCTTCTTCTGACGCGTCGAAGCGATCCGACCGAAATGACGCTATGCATGAATTGGCTCGCGCCCCGCGTCTACCAACGCGTCATGTCCGACGAGCTGCGTGTAAAAGAGAGGGTGGGATGAGCAAGATTTTCGTGACTTACCACGGGATAGTGGCTGAGCGCATCGTATGCTCGATTGCTGCAAGTGCTCCAGTCGAAGCAATGCTGCGCGACACCGAACGTCTATCGCCGCGTGAGATTGCTTCATTCGCTTGCGATGTAGCGCAGGCGTTTATCTCTGAAATAGAGAGTCGCGAATGGATTCACCACGCTACTGATCCTGCTCCGCCTTCCGAAGGGCAAGTCCTAATGACAGTTGACGAGGTTCGGAAATGACACCCGAGCAACAGACAGCCGATCTACGTGCCGTTCAGGAATTCGAGGCCGTCGAGGCCGCTTTTGCGCGAGGTGCGCATCCGGAGACCTACCGTGTGCAGGTCAACCGCGTGCTGGAGAACGCCGCGAAGCTGCCGCCCGCGCGGTGCAAGCACTGGCTCAGTGAGCTGGAGCGCGTTGGCGAAGTGATTCCGAAACCGGCTGCTGCCGAAGCGGTCGTGAAGGTCGACAAGCCCGCAGGAGCCGCCGCGAAGCCGTGACCTGGGAAGCGCCCAAAACCTTCGTCAAGGGCATCATCGTTCCGGATGAGGTGCGCGCCGTGATGAAGGAAGGCGACAAGCTCGGCCTGCAGGCTGCTGAGGGCGTTGGGCACTGGTTTCTCAACGGTCAGGAAGTGCACTCGGCTCCAATCGCTCAATCGGGAGGCGATAGCGCGCCATCGACCTGAGAGGGGCCGAGGTCTTCAGCGAAGGCACGTGGAACGGCATTCCGTTCTCATCCGCCGACCTTGACGCCATCGTCAAATCGTTCGACCTGCTGAACCTCGCGGGGAAGATCCCGCTCAAGTTCGGTCACAACGAGACGCAGCCGCTCACCGATGGTCAGCCCGCACTGGGCTGGGTGAGCCGCGTCTATCGCGAGGGCCGAAAGCTCCTCGCTGATTTCACCAACATGCCCGCCGCCGTCTATGAGGCGATCAAGGCGGGCCTCTACAAGTTCGTATCCGTTGAGCTGCTGGGCGATGTGCAAGCCGACACACGGGTGATCCCGTGGGTTTTGGATGCCGTCGCTCTGTTGGGTGCCGATCCCCCCGCGGTCGGTAATTTGAAAGACCTACAGCAGCTCACGATGGCACGAGGTTCTGGACTCCAGGGCCGTGTGCGCGTGGCATTCACGCGGGATCAACACACTGGAGGCGACAAGCCCAACATGGCAGACGATCCCAACAAGGGGAATGACGTTTCCGCGCTAATGGCTCGTCTCGACAAGCTCGAGAGCGAGAAGAAGGCGCTGGAAGTGAAGGCGGCTGAGCGCGAGAGTTTCGAGCGCAAGCTGAAGGATGTCGAGACGGAGCGGCACAACGAGAAGTTGAAGCAGCACCGCGACAAGATCACGGAGTTGTTCGAGGCCGCGATCAAGGCCAAGAGCATCGTTCCAGCGGTACGCGAGAAGTTCAAGCGCGCATATCAGTTCGAGAAGGATACGATTCTTGAGGTCACGCTCCCGGACGTGGAGTCCTTCATCAAGGACAACCCGAACCCGGAAGCGCCGCGCAAGGTCGTGGGCCTGTCGGGCGAAATAGAGGTGTCGTCCGAGACCCGAGCGGATGATCGCGTGGTGCACTTCGCGAAGAAGTACATTCGCGAGAATGCGGCTGATCCGGAGTTTTCGAAGTTGCCGCGCTGGCAGCAGTTGTCTATCGCTGCGCAGCGGGTCATGGCGGCCGATGCGGAGTTGGGCAAGAGCTACAAGCACTTGCCTGAGACCGTCGAAGCGGGAGGCGTGTAAATCCATGTCGACTGAACTCGTTCACAAACAGTTGACGGTCACGGCCACCGACGATCTGTCGCCCGTGGCCTGCCGGTACAAGGCCGTTACGTTGGGCGGTGCCATCGCGGCGTCCACCAGCCGCGCGGCCGGCGTGCTCATCACCAGCACCCGCAGCGGTGAATTCGCAAGCGCTGTCTATGAAGGCGCCACGAAGGTCGTTGCCGGGGCGACGGTGACCACGCTCGGCTACCCGCTCACGATCACGACGTCGGGGTTCTTCATTGCAGCTTCGTCGGGCGGCTCGCATTGCGGGCGTGCTCTGGCGGCGGCGGCGAGCGGGGATCTCATCCCGGCATTCGTCGATTTCACCACCGTTCCGGCCTGGCCCGGCACCTGAAGGAGGCATAGAACAGCATGGGTCTTTCTACAGGCCGCGATCTTCACGTCGACGCACTGTTGACGGAAGTCGCAATCAATTACCGTCCCACGGGCATGATCGCCGACATGATCGCCCCCGTGGTATCGGTCGCGAAGGAAACGAACCTCTACCCGATTTTCAGTCGGGGCGAGGCATTTGCAATCGAGGACACCACTCGGTCGCGGGGCACGGAAGCCAAGCGCATCACTCGGTCGGTCTCATCGGCCGCCTACGCGTGCAAGAACTACGCGCTGGCCTACGATGTGCCGATTGAGGACTACGCGAATATGGACGCGCCGCTGCAGGCGGAACTCGAAGGCGGCACTGAGCGGTACCTTCAGAACAAGCTGTTCCTGGATTGGGACAAGCGCGTACTGTCGGCGGTCGGTTCGGCGTCCAACGTCGCGACGGGCTTTCTCTGTGGAAGTTCCTGGGTCGCGGCAGGTTCGGGTGCCGGTGATCCGATTTCCATGATCTGGAAGGCCATGGAGCAGAATCAGTCACTCACCGCGCAAAAACCGAACAGCCTTCTGTTCGGCTGGCGCGCTTGGAACTACTTCCGTCGCAACGTCAACGTTCGGAACTTCATGCTTGGCTTGAACAATGGTGGCGGGGCGCTCACGCAGCAGGGCGCGCGGGATGCGTTCGAACTCGACCGGTTGCTGGTCGCGGGTGCGTTCTACAACACCACCAATGAGGCGCAGGCAGCGGCGTTGTCACTGAATCCGATCCACGATGCGGTGCTGATCTACTACGCCCCGCTGGCGGCTTCGCGTGAAGAGCCGAGCTTCATGTACAGCTTCCGCTGGACGGCTCCGGAACTCGGAACGCCCTTGGCGGTGCTCCGCCATCCCTACGACACTCGCAAGAAGGTCGAGGGCGTGGAGGTCTCGTACTACCAGGACGAGCGCATCACTGGGTTCGATTATGCGTCGCTGCTCCTGGGCGTGGGCTCGGCTCAGGCGAACGGGTTGACTTGAACGCAGTTGTTGAAAGGACTCCCTCCTTGACGGCCGGGACTCGACCGGCCGTCTCTTTCCGTCTGCGTTCGTTGCATCAAATCGAGATGACTTCGCGGTGCAACTTACGGTGCAAATACTGCTGTCATCCCACGATGAAGCGCACGAAGCAGGACATGGATGAGCCGACCTATCGTCAGGCGCTGCACTGGGCGCGCTACTTCGTCCAGTACGAGGGGCAGCGGTCGCTGAATCTCGCGGGGATTGGCGAGTCGACGTTGCATCCGGAATTCGTGCGCAACGTATTCCTGGCTCGAGAGGCGGTCGGTGGCGAGTGCGAACTGGTACTCGCGACCAACGGCCTTTTGATGACGCCGGAACTCGCTCAAGCGATTGCGCCGGCATCTCCGCGCGTGTTCGTTTCCTTGCATCGGCCTGAGAGAGCGGGGCCTGCGGTGGAGGCGTTGCGTTCGGCCGGCATCCTGGCAGGTGTTTCGGCTGATCCGTCGATATCCGCCACCGACTGGGCGGGGCAAATCAAATGGCACGTCTCGGCCCAACGCGGCCCGTGTCCGTGGATCAAAGGCGGGTGGGTCATCGCGCTGTCGGATGGTCGCGTAGCGCGCTGTAGCTTTGATTCCACGGGCGATACCTGCATCGGCAGCGTCAACGACGATCTTTCCCGGCTCACGACAGCGCCCCACGCGCTGTGTGCGGCCTGTCATCTGGATCCACTTCATTAGAGGCCCAAGTGAACTATCGAACTGACAATCGGGGAGGCTTCAGCAAGCCATAGATATCGTCATTCACGCGGCAGGCATGCCCTTTGACGGCGAGACCGTCAATAAATCATCGCTCGGTGGGTCTGAATCCGCCGCCTTCTACCTCGCACGCGAACTCGGCCGCCGCGGCCACCGCGTGAGCTGCTGGACGACGAAAGAGCAGCCCGAGAATTCCACAGACGGCGTTTCCTATATCTGGATCGGCCATGTCACGGCCGAATATCCGCTGGGCGAGCAGTTCGAGTGGTACGCGCGCAATACGCCGCACGACGTACTGATCATCCAGCGTCACCCGATCGCCTTCCACAAGCGCTTCGCTGCGAAGGTCTGCATCTGGCAGCTTCATGATCTCGCGCTCAAGCGCTACCAGCCGAAGGTGCTGGCCGGCACATGGCAGGTTGACGCCGTCACATGCGTATCAGCATGGCACGCGAAGCAGGTCGAAGAGACGTGGCTGCTCACCAAGGACATTCTGCGCGTCGTACCCAATGGTGTGGACCCAGCGCTGTATGCGACGGAGCCGCCCAAGAAGCCGCCAGCGGGGAAGTTCACGCTGCTCTACCAGTCGCGCCCTGAGCGGGGCCTGGAGCATCTCGTGCGCCCTGGCGGCATCATGGATCGCTGCCGAGACTTGCCGATTCACCTCATGGTCTGCGGATATGAGAACACGACCGCCGAAATGGCGCCGTTCTACGAGCGGCTGCGGCAGGATGCCGCGCGGCTGCCGAACGTGACATGGGCTGGCGCGCTCACCAAGCCGCAGCTCGCCAAGTTCCAGCAGCATGCGGACGTGCTCATCTATCCGACCGAGTTCGAGGAAGTCTCGTGCATCACGGCGATGGAAGCCATGCACGCAGGACTACCGATGCTCACGAGCGATGTCGGCGCGCTGCCTGAGACGTGCCAGGGTACGGGAACCGTGATGCTATCGCTCAAGGACGGGAAGGCGAATGAGGATGCGTTCGTCAGCAACTTGCACAATATTTTCAAGCCTCCAGCCATAACAGATCTGAAAGGACTGCGCTCAGTGCAGCTCGAAGCCGCCAAGTCGCGCACATGGTCGGCTGCCTGTGATCGGCTGCTCGAAGTCATTGAGGAATGCTTCGCGCGTCACACGGGCAACGCGGGCGCGGTGCTGCGGCATGCCATCGAGCACTCAGATATCGACTTTGCTGCGTGGTTTCTGAATGGGCATCTTGGCGATACGAGTTCAATTGCCAGAGCTGCGATTGACGAAATAGACCGGCTCTACGCCTTCACGGAATCCGATGCCGCTTACGCTGACCACTATGCCAAGCATCAGGGCATCTACTACGACGATCACGAAGAACAGGTGATTGGCGAGGACGTCACGCAGTCAACCCGTTTCCGCGGCGTGCGCGATCAGCTCATCCAGTTCTGCCAGGCCACGCAGAACATTGAACCCAAGATGCTGGATTACGGGTGTGCGCACGGTCATTACCTCATGCCGCTCGCGAAGCTATTCCCGCTCGGTAAGTTCAAGGGATTCGACGTCAGTTCGCGGGCCGTCTTTGCGGCAGGCAAGTGGGCGAAGCGCGATAAGGTCGAGAACGCGCAATTCCTCCAGCGCTCGGAAAAGGATCTAGTCGACTGCGAGGAGCGGTTTGACGTTATCCTGGCTGGGGAAGTACTGGAGCACGTCCGCGACGCGGGCGCACTGCTGGAACGGCTCAAGGGCCTCCTGAATGAAGATGGCCTGCTGCTCATCACGACGCCAGTCGGGCGCTGGGAGCACTCCGGGACGGAAGCCTTCCGCACCGGCCGCGAGCATCTGCGGCACTACGAGCGCGCGGATATCGAGGAGATTCTGGCGGGCCATCAGTACACGCTGACCTATGCGCCCGCCTCTCTGGATCGTTCCGGCGAGCCGCTGGGATCCTGGATTTGGGCCGTGCGGCCGACTCCCGATAGGCCGTTCAACGCCATCAACTTCGAGCGCAAGCTTAAGTATTACGCTCCGCGCGAGACCATCAGTGCTTGTCTCATCGTGCGCGACGGCGAGAAGTCGCTGCGTCGCTGCATCGAATCCTTTGTGGATTGGGTCGACGAGGTGCGCATCTTCGTGGATCCCAAGACGACGGATCGTACGATGAAGATTGCGCACGGATTGCGTGAGGACTTCCCGAATCGGGCCTTCCACATTCAGACGGCCAGCAAGAGCGCGACCGTCGATGGCTTCGACGCTGCACGCAATGAATCCGTGGAGGGCGCCAGCGGGGATTGGATCCTATGGTGCGATGCGGATGAGGAGTTGCACGAAGCCTGGAACCTGCACCGCCTCGCGCGTCCCTCACTACATGAGGGCTATGGCTGCGCGCAGATTCATTATTCGCTCGATCCGGCCCAGGTGCTGACGACGGACTATCCCTGTCGGTTCTATCGCAACCATCGCGATATCCGCTTCTATGGCCTCGTGCACGAGCACCCTGAGAAGATTCTGGGGCAGGCCATTCCGAGCTCCGTCATGCGGCCCGAGGTCAAGTTTCTTCATGGCGGCTATCGGGATGAGGAGACCCGCAGGCTCCGCTACCAGCGCAACCTGCCGTTACTCCTGCGCGACCGCGAAGCCTACCCGGATCGCAAGCTCAACAAGTTCCTCTGGCTGCGCGATCTCGCCCAGGGAATGATTTTCGAGCAGGAGCAGATGGGCGGCCGAGTCGCTCCCGACCACGAAGCGCGCGCGCAAAGTGGAATCGATGTCTTCGAGAGTCTCATCGAGGGCTCACCGCCACGCATGATCTCCGATGCCATGCCGTACTACTCGCATTGCGTGGCGACACTCGGCAAGGGCTTCGAAGCCAAGATCGAAGTCAACACGATGTGTCCCACCGCTCCGGATCTCGCCGCGAAGTTTTCACTCGCCGGCCGTTTCCACAATCGCAAGTTCTACCAGCGCGTCGCCGCGCATCTTCTCGAGGAGAGCACCAAAGAGTATGAAGGCCGATACCTCTAAGCTGCTGGATACCATCCGGCCGGATTCCTCGAAGGTTTACGGCGAGTACATCATCTCGGTCTATCGAGAGGATGGGAGTATCGAGCGCAAGGTCATTCCGAACGTCGTGACTCGCGCGGGGTTGAACCGCATGGCGCACCGGGCGGTGGCCAATGACACGTCGGCCTTCAACTACCTCATCATCGGTACGCAGACCGCGACGCATTCATTGGATTCGGCCCAGGCTGGAATCGGTGAGGTCAGTCGCAAGGCAGGAGCCACAGTCGCCAACTCGCGCGAATGGGCCTATCTCCAGAACACCTGGGGCGGTTCGTCGGATTCGCTGACCGGCGTGGCGCTGGATTCAGTGGGTATCACCGACTTCGCGAACAGCTCCGCAGCCTCGGGAATCCTGGGATCTGCCATCAACGGCATGGGCGTGACGCTGCAGAACTCAGACTTACTGGATGTGACCTATCGCGCGCGCATCGGCTCGCACAACCTGTCGCATTCGACCTGACGGGAGGCCGTCGCTTGTGCGATGACCATCGTCCGCAAGTACAAGCGGTTCCTGCAGGAATTCCCGCCGTTCTCACCCACGCTTTCGGTCGATGAAAACCCCGCACTCGACAACGTCCATTGGTTGCTGGGCGGTAAGGACGGCGGCTCTTGGCAGGACGTAAAAACCCTAAACGGGCGACTGCAGGGCGTCGGGTCGTCTGCGGGGTTCAACGATTGCGTCGGGGTATACCGTCCTCGTGTACTCGTCCCCAACAAAATACAGGTCGATCTTACCTTCTATAAGCCTGCGGGCTATACGCCGGGTGACACGCACGAGGTGGAAATCCTCGTGCTGTTCACCATCAGCAATGGGGTGGCGAAGGGCTACGAATTCGACTTCGGCTATTCCGTCGACTTCCAGCCCATCCGCTGGAATGGCGGCTCCGGTGATTTCAACACGACGGCGGTCACGACTTCGACCGGCGCAGTTTTCACGCCGAATGATGCCGACCGCGTTCGCGTAGTCGCTGACGGAACGGGAAGCTCTCCCGTCTTCACGGTCTCTCGGGATACGGGATCCGGTCTCGTGCAGGCGTGGACTGGAACCGACACGACAGCCGGCAAGATTCTGTCCGGCTTGGGAGGAGGTGCGGGCTTCTTCGGTCGCCCCAACGGCGCGCTGGATATGTCGAAGTACTGCTGCTCGGCGCTCACGGTGAATAACGCATGAGCTACCTGCAGTCTTGCCAGAGCGCTGATACGAATGATGCAGCATCTGCCACGGTTGCCACGGCCGCGCAAGGCTCTAATTCGACAGCCCATGCCTGTGTTGTCGGTCATGTTTCCTGGGTCGGTACGGCCTCGAGCGACCTGACATCGGTTACAGACAACGCGACGGGCGGTAGTAACACGTATGCCATCGTCGATGCCTGGACCGTCAGTACGGTCGACAATGTTTTTCAGGCGACGTTCATCGCCCAGAATATCAAGGGCGCCAGCAAGCTGACGGTTACCGGGCACTTCTCGCCCAATGCGTCCTTTCGGCGCATCCAAGCCGATGAGTATGGCAGTGTCGCCCAGAGCGGGCAGCCGAACGCGCATCACGCGAGCGCGAACGATGCGACCTTTTCGAATAGCACGGATGCGGTAACCTCGGGCGCGGCGACAACGAGCGCCAACGGCTGCACGATCTGGGGCCTTGCGCACAACGAGCAATCGACCACGCTTCCAAGTGCAGGCACAGGATATACGGGTCGGAATTCCTCGACGTATTCGGCCGGCGATGCCTATCGATCCGAAGATAAGGTCCAAACGACTGCAGGCAGTGTAGCGGCGACGTTTACGAGCACGGCCGGTGCGAGTCGGCATGGCGTCGCCCTGATTGCACTCGCACCCATTGGCGCCGTCGTGATGTCCGACACGCTTGTCATCACAGAGCCCACGCTGGATCGGGCCTACGTGGAGACGGGCGAAGACGATCTAACGATTCCCGATGATATCGGTACGCGCTGGAGCCGGCGTGTTCGCGTCATGGAAGACGATCTCACGCTCACGGATGGCTTCATCAAGACGGTCATCGGCGGTTCCGTCACGACCGTCAAAGTGATGACCGATACGCTCATCGCGATCGATGACATCGGCACGCACTGGGTGTACCGGGGTCGAAGCCTAGGCGACAACCTCGTTATTTCCGATGCCATCGTGGACGCTCTGACGCGTCGGCGCCAGTTGGAAGATGACCTGACGATTTCGGACGGCGACATTGTCATCCGCAGGTTCAATCGGCAGTTGACCGATACGCTGGACGTCATCGACGGATTCATCAAGATTCTGTCGGGCTCTGGTGTTACGAACGTCATCGTCATGTCGGATGCGCTCGTGCTCGTGGACGACCTGGGTCAGCGCTGGGTTTACCGCCGCGCCCAGCTTTCCGACAGCATCACGCTCGCGGATGCGCTACTCAAGAACCTGCTCCACGGGGTAGTGGCCTCGGATGCCGTGATCGTCGCCGATGCCCTGGTCCGGATCTCCCGCTGGGTCCGGATCATGGAAGACGACGAAGTCATCACGGATGAGAAGATCGCCAACTATATCCCGCCGTCCATCTTCGATGTCCGCGTCCGGCTCGGTGCCGAAAAAGGCCCGCGGTTGGGCATCGAGGGCGGGCCAAAGCTGGGCGTGGAACGTAATATCCGCCTCGGAGGCTACTGAGTTGATCAATATCCTTGAAAAAGTAGCGGGGACGACACTCAAGGCAACCTGGGTCAGCTCGGGAGCTTCGGCCAGTCCCATCATCTCGGCGCTGTTCGACGGCAACGAGGTCCTGGTGAGCTCCGTGACGGCCGTCTCTTCGCAGAATGGCTTCTACTATGCCCTACACCTCTTGCCGAACACGCCTTCCTGGTACGCCAACCAATGGACGGCGGTGATCAACGCCAATACGTACGTAGACCGCCAGTTCATCAAGGCCGTGCTGCCGGAGGTCGACTGAAATGTCGCGCTATATCGACTGGCAGGACGTGGCGAATCGGTACGCTGACAGCGCCAAAAGCGGCGGCGGCGCCGAGGAAATGAAGCTCAGTTTCATCAATGATGCCGAGGACGAGGTCGACGCGCGGCTAGCCAATCGCTATACCGTGCCGTTCACGCCCGTTCCGGGGGTTATCGCGGGGCTGTGCATCGACCTCACCTATTACAAGATGAAGATCGGCACCAAAGGTGTAGAGCCACTGAAAAAGTACATCGACCAGCGGTTCACCGACCTGAACGATGGGACCATGACGCTGACTTTGTCGGGTACCGCGCTCGGGAGCTCCGATCGCGCGTGGTCGACCACACAGGATTTCCCGTCATCCTTCGGCGTAGATCCGGCCGAGCGTTGGACCGTTTCTAGCGCTTGGCAGCAGGACTTTGACGACAGGCGGTGCTAAGTGGGCATCTCGATAGAAGTCAACGCTCAGCCCGTCCTGCACAGCCTAGGGACGTTTTTCGACGGGCTCAAGGATCGTGCGACGATTAACCGCAAGGTGTCCATCCAACTCTACGGCTTTGTGCTGCGCAATTTCCAGCAGGGAGGTGCACTGCAAACCCCACCGTGGCTCCCGCTCAAACCCTCCACCCTCCAGCAGAAGGCGCGGTTGGGATATTCGCCACTGCCGCTTATCCGGACGGGTCATTTGCGCCAGTCCTTCGTGCCCTTCAGCAGCTCCGACTATGCCGGCGTGGGTGCCAAAGCCTCGGCCGGCGTAGATTATGCCGAAG